GATTTACAAAAGAAAAGAATCTCACGAAGGAAGTTGTCCTTTCCGAGAGACTCTACATCTTTATTTAGTTCTATACTCGAACCATAGTACTCCATCCAATCAGAGTCTATTTTGCTACGGATTTTTTTTCGTTTCTTAGTTCCGTTTTTCTGCTTTACCATCTTGTATGTAGTCTTAGCAAACTTAGATAGTTTCTTGCCAATATACATACGATTGCTGGCTTTGTTCGTAATCAAATAAACAAAGCCAACGCAGTCTTCAGGTAGTTCCTCAATAATTTCGTTATTATAAAGCCACATTAGAATAATCAGTAGTATAAACTACTATTTATTCTTCCTCGTCGTAGTCGTCTTCTTCGTAAATGTCAGCAGAGCAAATAGGACAGTAAACGATATCTTCCAATCGTTCTTCTGACTTGAGGATAATCTTACCTCTTGCCTGACATTCATTACACTCAAAAATCTTAGTGGTCATTTTAACTCTTTTCCTCTGAAGTGTCCAATGCTATATTTCCAGAAATCGAGAGTCTACGATTTTCAGTTGTATAAAATGGATACACACAATGTTTTAAGTTTGATGGGAACATCATAAGAGTACCCTCCATACTTTTATCTACTGCAATAGTGTGATCTAATTGATCACCAACTATAGAAAGATATGAAAATTGGAATGTTGATGCAAATTTCGAATTAGCCAGTTCTTGTTCAATATCATATGGTATAGTCATCCAGATACTATATGATAAAACTCCCTCATGATCATGATTGGGTATATATTCACCTCGTTCTTGCACATTTATCCAAGGATCTAGTGCAACACACTTTGTTTTATGAACATTATTTTTATGTTTTTTAACAAAACCTTTATTCTGTTGTATATACATCTCAGACAAACTCAAAACATAATTTTTTAATTTTTCATTATTTTTAATATAATAATGTTTAGCAGTTCCTGCGCCTGATAACCCAGAGGTCATTTCTAATAAAGATCCAGTAATGTATCTAGTTTTCTCAGCTTCATTACATTCTTCCTGTAGTTCTAGGAATAGATCATGTGGTAGTACATTTTCTAAAATATCAAAATTGTTTGGAGTGACCCATCTGGATAATATTGTCATGCAGCCTTCCCCCAAACATCACCCCATGTGCCAGACAATGCACCCTTTGCGTAATCAGTAACACGATTCTCAAAAAAGTTTCCATGTACTGGCGCATTGATCATTTCTTCAACCCATGGTAGTGGATTCTTTTTAACTTTAAAGATACCTTTCATGCCAAGTGAGATTAGACGACGATCTGCAATGTAACGAATATATTTCTTAACATCTTCTGCAGATAGTTCACGCATATCTGCACCTTGATAGCAAAGATCAATAAACTTATCTTCTAACTCTACCATCTTCTCAGCGATTGTGTATATCTTACCCTTTAGTTCATCATTCCAAATCTCAGGATTCTCTTTGATATACTCACGAAACAATTTAATCATTGACTCAGCATGAATTGTTTCATCGGCAATAGACCAAGTAACAATTTGACCCATACCTTTCATCATGCCGTGACGAGGAAAATTAAGCAACATGATAAAAGAACTAAACAACTGCATACCTTCAGTAAAAGCAGAGAACACAGCAATATGCTCAGCAGTACTAGCGATAGTACCATTGCGACTAGACAGGTCAAGTACATAGTCATGTTTATCTTTCATCTCTTGGTATTCAAGAAACTCATTGTATGTAGATTCTGGCATTCCAAGAGTTTCAATCAAGTGCGAATATGCAGCAATGTGTAATGCTTCACGAGCAGCAAAACCCATCAACATCATTCTTACTTCAGGTTGTGGAAAGTAAGGTAGATAGTTATTAACATAACCACCAGCCACATCGATGTCACCCTGTGTAAAGAATCTAAAGATGTTCGTGAGGAATAGTTTTTCCTCAGGTGTTAATTTCTTTTTCCAGTCTTTAACATCTTCTGCCATTGGTACTTCTGAGTGCAACCAATGTGCTTGTTCATGTTTTAACCAAGCATCATATGCCCATGGATAGTTGAATGGTTTAAAGGAATCTCTTGTATCCGTTAATCTTGTTTTTGTTTTTGTGATCATTTTATCCCTCGCAAGCCAAACATTCGTTACCTTCGGCTAGATCGTGTAAGTTAATTTCTTTAATAATTTCTCGTTCAATTCTCTTTGATACTTTGTCTGCTTTAGCGATCTTATCACTACGGCAGTAGTACATAGTTTTTAATCCAGACTTCCATGCTTGGAAATGCACGGCATGAATATACTTGATATGACTATCTGGTCTAAAGAATACATTTAACGATTGCGCTTGATCGATATATTGTTGCCTGTCGGAAGCGTGTTGAATGACCCAACGCTGGTCAATTTCCATAGAAGTCTTGAAGACATCTTTTGTCCATTCTTCCATCCAATCCAAGTGCTGAACTGAACCATCATTCGCAATAATCGAACTCCATATTTCTTGCGCATCTGCTTTAGGGTTTGATATAACATAATCAGTAACGACCTTATCAAGATACTTATTTTTATTTAAGTGAGAACCCGATAGAGTGTCTTGGCGATAAGCATTGGCACGATAAGGTTCAATAGAAGGACTAGTGTTGCCCATAAGAATGGAAGAAGAAGCATTGGGAGCAATAGCCATAAGATGACTAAACCTATTCCCAGTACCCACTGCATCAGGTGCTTCACCTCTTTCCAATCCCAGTTCTTTATTAGCGACATCTAATTTCTCTCTTATATTTTTAAAGATGTTTTTGTTTCTACCAACTGCCAACGATGATTCCCATGGTAGGTTATTCTTTTGTAGATATGCATGCCAACCTAACGCACCAATACCAATACTTCTTTCACGAGTTGCGGAGTACTTTGCACGCTTAATTGTGGAAGGAGCATGATCAATAAAATACTGAAGAACATTGTCAAGCATTTCTGCAACATCACGAAGGAACTGTGTATCGTCTTTCCAGTCATCATAGTACTCTAAGTTCAAAGAGGATAAACAACATACTGCTGTTCGTTTCTCATTTGTTGGTAAAATAATCTCAGAGCAAAGATTTGATTGATTAATCTTTAAACCAAGATCTTTCAAGTGTTGTGGCATTTGACGATTTGATTCATCGATAAAATGTAAGTATGGTTCACCAGTCATCATACGCATCTCAAGGATTCGTTGCCACAATTCTTTTGCGGATACAGTTTCACGAACTTCATTAGAAGCAGGATCCACTAATTTCCAAGAGTCATCAAACTCTGGATCAATCATAGACTGTTCAATAATTTCCATAAATGCATCTGGAATATTAATACCATGGTGCATGTTTAGAGTACGCATGTTTTGATCGCCTGTCGGCTTGCGCATCTCTAGAAAATTGATAATATCTGGATGATCAATAGACAAGTAAGCAGCGTAACTGCCACGACGAGTCCTACCTTGTCGATAAGCGAGAGATGATGCATCGTACATTTTAAGGTGGGGCATAACTCCAGTAGATTTATCATCCGCTGAACGAATACCAAAACCGATGCCGACACCACCTCCCAACATCGAGAGCCAATTTGTTTCAGATAGATTATCAACTAGACCCTCCGCTGTATCTTCAATGTAGTTAAGAAAGCAGCTAATGGGTAAGCCACGCTTACTACGACCAAAAGAAAGAATTGGAGTACTATAACTAAGCCAATGATTAGAGGAGTAATTATAAAGACGCTGAGCATGGTCTGGATTACTGCCAAAAACACTTGAAACATAAGCGAACCTTTCTTGAGGACTAACCTCATCATCCTTCATGTAACTTTCTTTTAATCTGATTCTACCTAATTCGTCAAACAAACTATCTCGGTTGTAGTCAACCTTTATGCCATGCACAATTTCCATTTATTGCCCCAATATTATTATAGTTTTACTAATTCATTTGCTAGAGGAAATACCTCAGCAATTACCTTTGCGCATTGTCGTGCGACTTCTTGGTGTTCTTTTTGTGTACCATTTGCAGATCGGAGTTCGATAAAATGAATCCAGCTACGCAATGTACCATTCATGTATAAACGAGAAACAGTTAGTCCTTCTGGGAGTACTGCTCTTGCTTGCTCTTTGGCAATAC